TCGAGGAACGAACCCTAATAATTCGTCTATCCATATAGTAGTGCATAAGATTTGGGCAGCCTCAAGTGGCATCTTGACAATATGCTTGTCAACATGATACTGGGCTGCTTTGTCTAAATCTTCGTCTAAGTAAAATAAATTCATTATGTTATCCAACACTTATAGTTAGGACATTCTTCGTTCTCACTTGTAAAGGATTCTCCACAATGTTCGCAAGAGCCAAAAAGCTCGGCTTGTACTGGTCTTTTATTTCCACGTTTTGACATCCAACCAGTTACCATAGTAACTTTAGTTTGCACATCAAAATTATTTATTTGTTCTTGTTTTATTTTCATATGTATATTATACTAAAATTATAAACATATGTCAAGAACTATTTTTTATTTACTTAGAGTTTATCTTGTCTTTTGCCGTGCCAGCGTAGAGCCCAAACCATGCCGCACCCGCTCCGACCACAACAGATATCAAACCTGATTGCTCGAAAGTTGGTGTTGGTAGTTCCATAAACCATATTGTACACTTATAAAGCAATACAATGTATACAGTAAGGAACATACGCGGAAAAATTCTCCAAGCATCAATCATGCTTGATAACCATATCCACCTTTGATAAGGGTTTTCTGGCTCTTTGTCGTTTTCCAACTCCATAATTTTAGCTTTTAGCTCGCCAATTTCGCCTACCATTGACATAAACTTATTAAGGTCTATCTCTACTTCGTTACGTGACATATCGCCACTGAATCTTTCCTCAGACATTGCCTTTATCCTTTGCTTTTCCGATGTTAAGTGCTAACATATCTATAAATTTATAGAATTTAGCCATCATAGCATCATCCTTTGGTGTCGGTGTTGACGCCGCAATCAAGCTGGCAATAGTCACTATAAGAGTAACTGTAGCTACTAAATCCATTAACATAATATTCTCCGCTTCCTAAGAAGCCTTGCCCATCAATTTGGGACTTCATAAGATACAATGGAGTTGATATTTATATCATCCCATCTATCTTCGTCAAGTCTAAAACAAACAATGACATCAGAGTCAGATTGATTTATCCTTGAGTTTGTATACTTATCCATGAGTGTACATGGTATAGTGTATTCTTTACCTGAGATTAGAGAAGTAAATTTTATATTTACTATTCCAGTCATTAACAACCCTTTTAGTTCTGAGAACATTTAATACTCCTGCTCTTTTTGCATCTATGAGAGTCGCTTGCTCTCTAATTTTCCAACTTCTATCGGTAATAGGTTTGAGCATCCATAAAAAATCATTCATTTTCTAAGTCTGCTACTCTATCTTCTATGTGTTCTAACCAGTCCTCAATTTCTTCAAATCGTCCTTGAACTACTGGGTTTTTATCAAAGAATTTAGCACCTTTATTCATTACTATATAGTAGTGCCAGTCTTTGAAAAATTGTATTAATTTATTCCACATTGTTTAATGCTTCAGGGTCTGTTACTTTCTCATAGTATACTACTACTTCCTTGAGTTCAGTAATATACCTTTTTAATTCTTGCATGTTGTAGGACATTAATTCGTAGTCTGGTATAGACATAGCTACAAATACTACTTGTCCATGTTCTTTTGTTAATCTTTCGTGAAACTCTTCAATGTTTTTATCACTTACTACATACCACATAGGCTCTTTTAAGTCTATTTCTCTTGGTAGTACAGGCTGAGTAATCAGTCTATCCATTGGTTTTGCTGTTATCTCTATCTGCTTAGTTGGGATTAGACTGCAACTCGACGCCATCATCAAGGCTATCAATGGTGCGACTAATTTCTTCGATTGAATCAAATACATTTTTCGTTCCTTTATTTATTCTTGGCTCTAACAGTCCAGGTTTTGCTGCAGCCAGTTTTGTTAAATTGTGTCTCTTAAAGATGTCTAAATATCTATTCATCTCTAACTGTGTTGCTTGAGACTTCTGTTGAAGTTCTCCAAGTTGTTTTGTTTGCAGAGCAAAGTCGTTTTGCATATTTTTTATTGCTGCTTCCTGCGTAGCAACTGCACCTTCAAGTGCTGCATTATTTGCTTGTAGCACTTGGTTTTCTTGGTAGAGGTAATAACCTCCTACTCCCAGTACTACTATAATACCTATATAAAGTTGGTTCATAATTGTTGTATCCTGTAATTAAGTCCTTCAGCACCACTAATCTCTACTAATTCTCCTTCCTCTGTGATGAATGATATAAACTTTGGTTGCTTTTTAAGAAACTTCTTTACTATAAACTCTTGGTCATCTGAGTCTCCCCAAGTAGCATTATAACTAACTTTGAGACTATAATAAGTAATAAATAGACTTTTAAACCAAAACCAAAAGGCTTTTAGTTTAGTCCAGATTTTCTTTAGGGTTTGCTTCATTTTGTTCATAGTTGTGTTTCTGTGCTAATTCTGCAGCCTCTTTTATATACTCGTCAAGAGTCATTCCTCTTTCTTCAGCATGTGCTGCAGCTTGCATCAATAGCTCTTCGCTGAATCTAAACTTCACTCCAGTCTTTTCCTTCAAAGAGGAGAGCTTCTGCTTCTCTTCTTCTGATAAGTCCTTCGAGAACTTTGCCACCAGCTTTGTTCCATCTTTTAATTTGTTCAGGTACGCCATCATAGTCCCCTGAGTTGAGAACTTTTAACATTGTACTTGCGTTGAGGTTGCTTGGACCGAGATTGTATGTCCATGACACGAGTGCATCGAACATGCACTGGTCTATTGAAATTGTAACTGCATCGTTAACTGCTTTCTCGTATTCTTCCATTTCTTCTACGAGTAATGAGTCTGCAACTGCTTTGTTTATTTGGTCTCCTGGCTTTACGCCTTTGGTGTGACCATACCCAATTGTCCAGACACCTGCTGCACATTGGTAGGCATTTAATTCTAAGCCTTCAAATTTTTTGATAAGGGCTAAACCCTCTACTGATATTTTCATATGTTTCCTCTTATTTAGAAGGCATTTAAAGAGCAAAACTCTCTCCACACCCGCATTGAGCTGTTGATAATGGTGTGCTGAATACAAATTGTTCTTGCAATCCTTCAGTTTCCATATCTATTTCTATTTTTTCGACCATTGATAGAGTCTGTGGGTCAACTGCTATACAATTATAATAAATTGAATCCCCTGTAAAGCTTGGATTGTCTTCATAGTCTAAGTCCCACTTCCAGCCATTACAACCAGCAGCTTTCGTTAAGATACGAACGCCCCACACTTTGTGCGAGGCGATACGCATTTTTATTACATCCAAAGCTTCTGAACTTACTATTACCATAATAACTCCTTTAGCTTGATAGCATACTTAGATGATAGGTATCATTGCATATACACATGCTAACATTATACCGATAAGAGTGGCACTTTCTGCCATCCTACCAAATGCTATCTTATCACCTTTTATTATGCTTTGTCTTAATTTGAGAACTAATCTCATTATTGTCTCCTGTTAGAGAGTATTAATTAATATCTAATACTTTCCTCGATGAGTTCGGAGTCCTAGACAAAGCGATTGTTAGTAAGCCGTCCGTTAGTTCGACACTGTCTACTTTTAAATCCGCATTTAAAATAAACTTTCTCTCGAAAGATTTAAGACTGAGTCCTTGGTGTACAAATCTTTCTGTTGCACCAAGTTTTCTTTCTTTTTTCCCCTTGATGAGTAGTTCGTTTTCTTCTTGAACTAACTCAAGTTCTTTCTTGCTCCAACCGGGAATCGCTACCTCTATTCGATAGTTGCCACTCTCAGCGTTTTCGACTATGTTATATCTTGGATATGATGTATCAGTGTTGTGTAACAACCACTCATTGTTCATGCCAAGCCAAAATTTACTAATATCAATCGTCATTTTTAATTCTCCTAATATCACTTTCGTTAATACTATGCCGACCCTTTCGGTATCGACCCATAAACGTAAGCAGACCTATTCTGCCTACTTCATACATATTATACCAAAAGTGAAACCAGAAGTCAAGAATTATTTTTTATGAGCTTCGTCCTAATACTTAGTCATCAAACTCAATAATCTTCTCCTCTTCTAAATAGTCTATTGTGTTCTCAATTCCTACTTTCTTACCATATAGGTAGCTAAGATGTATACTTGCTGCCAATACTATAAGGTACGCTAAATCTATACTTTCCATAATTTTTTCTCCTACACATATTATACCCAATTTACAACCATAAGTCAAGTACTATTTTCTACTTCCTAAAAATAGTTCTTGACATCTCCTTAAAATTTTGATATAATACTCATATGTTATTTAGAAAAGGAACTTGGACGACCAAAGAGAAACAGAGACTCAAAGACTTGTACAACACAATGTCAATTGATGACCTCTCTACTAAGATGGCAAGGTCTACAGGTTCAATAACATCACAAGTTAATTATCTTCGAAAAAGAGGATGGACATTTCAAAGGAGAAAAGATGGATAAAGTAATTGACTTTCCAAGAATGAGAAGGTCTGAAGAAATATCAGAAAAAGTTATGAAAGCAATAATACTCGAGTGCAACAAGCAGGGCATCAACACGCATGACCAAGACTTCGTATTCGACATGGCATGGGTCAATAAGTTCGTAAGAGCTACTGTCGACAATCAATGTAATATTGCGAACGACCTTATTCGTCTTACAAGAGCGCAGGGTCTAAATGAGAATTGATTGTAAAGGAATGTCACCAGAAAAAGCAATTCGTATACTTCGTCGCAAGATGGAGAATGATGGATTTAAAGACCGAATAAGAGAACTTGAACACTACGAAAAACCTACCACACGCCGAAAGAAAGCAAAGGCATCAGCTATCAAGCGACAAGAAAAGCTCACCAATGAGTTTCGTAAATACACTGAAAAAAGATCGAGACACATAAAATAGATTTTTTATTAAAATTGAACCACTATTGAGTTTCGTTTTTTAACTCAAAACTTTGAAGTTTTTCTACTACGCTTCGTAGTCATTTTTTATCACAACATTTATACATAAATATGAAAGCAGAAATTAAACCGATATACATATTAACATGGAAAGACTATTACAATTTAAAATTCTTTGATGTAGTTTCCCAAACTAATCATCCCTGTTATGTATTTCCTCATACAGATTATACTCAACCATGTTTTCTTTACTGCGTTACCTATAAAAAACTTATTGATTTCGACTATCCTGAAGAAGTTTTCAAAATTGGACTTTCTTCTACTCCAGAAATACGAAATAAATTTAAGCCTGATAGAGATGTGTCTCCTATGCCCGAAACTTTACAGATACTTGTAGAGGCATCTACTCCTCAAATTTGTTGGTTAGAGTGGCACATTAAAAATTCTTTCACACCCGTTGCAACTTCTAATAAATTTCAAGGATACACGGAGTGTTTTGACTTATCACTCAAGAAAGACATTTTGACTTATATAGAAAATTTTTCTTTGCCTTCTGTATCACAAGAATTACTTGAAAAATATACTGAAAGGAGAAAAGAAAAAACTGAAGATGCAAAGTTTCGAAGAGTAGTTAAAAAATATATCAACCAACCTCTTACAAGACATTCAACTCGTACTAATTTATCTGTTTCAACAAGAGTCGAAAAACATTTAGAAAATATAAAGGCTCATGATGATGAAAACGAGAAACTCTCTATGAAAATGCTTGAAGATATGCTTTATGAATAAATTAAACAAGGTAGCATTCGTCAAATTTATGAATTCGAACTTTTCTAAAATCTACTAATTTTCAAAAAATAAAATATTTTTCTATTGACTTGAGGTAAAGGAATAAACAAATTCATACCCCTCGGAAAAACAGTATTTGCATTTTTGTTAAAATCGTGATATAATATTATTTATAAGTCAATGAGATTGATATGACAATTCACTAATTATCATCCCCTCGTAATCTCGCTTATCGTTTCATTAACACCTAATGGGGGCTCGCCTTTAAAGAGACCCCTATAGTTGATGTATGCGATTTAGCGAGAGAGACTACGATACAATGTGTCAATCATCATAACTAAGATGGAACTATGATGTTCCAAAAACCTAAACACCCCGTTCGGGGTCTTTCCAATCATTCCTTAACTTAACTCGAACTGTATCAAAAATTCAACAAACTTTTGCCAACTCAAAATTTTTTAAAGGGTTATTGACTGAACTAAATTATTACGGTATAACATGAAGTTTATGAAAATTATTCCTAGTCTGCTATACACCCGCTGTGGGGTACTCTTTAGATTAGAGCACCCGCTGTAGGTTTCAGTCTGGTTGAACGATTCGTATATTACGAACCTCTGTTGTGAATGTGAAGTCGGCATCTCTCAGAGTGATTGCCATTTGATTCTTCAGTTGTGGTAGAACTCTTGGTTCATTTACCACTTCGAAGTAAGGTCCGTAATCCATTA